ACGCCGTTAAGTGATGGTTTTTACCTTCCACAATTAGGACAATACGACGGACCTGGTGGAAGCGACCCAGTATATATCGTTCCTAACCCAACCTTGAAGACCGATGATACTACTCTAAATGCTCTTTTACCTCCTACAATCCATTCCAGCGACCCTTTGCCTGGTATAGCTGCTGCGAATATTCCTGCCCTCGCCGCAAGTGATTTCTCACAAGTTCAACCTAACCTACAAGAGGGAATATCAGGTAGAACCTTGAATGCTCGTGGTGAAAATCCACAAGAAGCAACTACTACTGGGTCAAACACCCCGAGAATTGTAAAACTGAATGCGTCAAGTGAAACGGGTGCTACTGCTACTCTTGATGATATGGAGATTAGTTATTCTAATCCTACCCCTGAAAAAGTGGGCGATATAAAACTGAACGCCACTCACGAAGTCAATTACGGAGGTATGACCTGTATTTACCTAATTAAGGCACAGAGTTCTTACAGAATTGGCGGTAATGCTGATGCTATTAACGCACGAGCAACCCGCCAACAAGAAATAAAAAATAGTGAGGCTGCCGAAGCAAGTGCTTACAGAGGGTATATAAATAGACAAGACGCAATAGAAGGACAAAAGGCAGAAGACGAAAAAGACGCAATTGCCGACGAAGGGCAGGGCGGAGGAACAGAAGTCCCTTACGAAGATGTGAAACAATTATCAGGTTTCGTTTTAGACCCTCGTCCGCAATACTAATTTAGGGATATTAATCTTATTTTATAATGTAGAGTTATAATATAAGATGAGTGCTTTAAACACAGAAGGACTAAACGGATTTCCTGTGCCTATCGGTTCTATAATGATGTGGTGTAATGATAGTTCCAAACCACAACTAAAAGACAACCTTGAAGCAACGAGCGGTTGGTTAGTGTGCGACGGAAGACAATTAGAGATTGCGAAGTATCCTGAACTTTACAAGATTTTCAACGACGGCGTTAAATACGACCAAAATGCTCCCTCTGCTCCTGACGCAGGAAAGTTTTACTTACCTAACATTCCTAATCCTGGTTTTACGGGAACTTTCAGGGGACTATTAATTGGAGGACAATCTGCGGGTCTGTTAGTTGGTGCTTCCGCTCAAACTACTATTGCGACTGCGGAACTTACTATTACCCCTGAAATGCTTCCCAGTTTTGACCTTGAATACGACAATTCAAGCGACGCTACGAAGACCAAACTTTCGGGAACTTATTATAAGACTGATAGTGGTGGGAACAAATACTCTACAATTGTGTATAGTAATAGTAATACACTATTACGAAACCCATCAGGAAATAAGTTTTTGCGTGATGATGCTACTTACAGCAATAATGGTGGTATGGGAAGCGACACAATCCTTCCTCGTTGGACTTATAATGCTCCTAATGCTGACCCTACAAGTGGATTGGGCGACCCAATAGATATTACTGCTTCAATCAATCAGGGAACTTTTGACCCACCTACTTTTGAGATTGTTCCTATTATTCGTGTATTGGGAAGTCAAGTATTCGCATCGTAAGTATTTAGATTTAATGTTATACTATAACAAAAATAATGTAATGTTATAGTATAAGTATGTCGGCAAAAGGACTTTTAGGCGATAATGATTACCCCATTCCTATTGGTTGTATGACTTTTTGGTGTAGTGGATATGCTACATTACCTCCTCGTGGTTGGTTAATCGTTCAAGGTCAAGAACTCAAAAAACAAGAATATCCTGCTCTCTTTGAAATATTAGGCAATCAGTTCGGCACTCCAACTGACCCCGATAGTTTTCTTCTTCCCAATCCTCTTGGTAGTGCTACGGGTAGTGATGGTAAATTGCCTCTCTACAAAACGGCGAATACTGGAACTGTTGATACGGGAGCTGCTGGAAGTGCTACTCTCGCTTTTACAATTACGGACGCAAATATGCCTAACCTTCCCAATAAGGACGATGTAGCAGGAAACGCATACGGAATTACGCAGTCTGCGGGTATATGGACTACATTAGTAAATAATGGTCGTTCTGTTGCGGACAACGATACAAGTGGAGCAACTTCGGGGACACCTGATTTTGATAATCTTTGTGTTCCTTCTAATACTCCTGTGGAAGGTATTTATCAAATTACGGCAACACAAGCACCTCAAAATGTTTCTCAACCTACCGCTGCTACGGCATACAGCGGAACAATTAACCTTGATGGTGAAGTGCCGAAACGATACGAGATGCCGATTATCATTAAGGCAATACAACCATTTTAATCTATAATATTTAGCACATTTATAATCTCTTGTAATATTATAGATGTCGCAATTGAACCCTGTAAAGAATGCTGTTGCTCCCGACCAAATATACTTTGATATAACAGTCAGCAACCTTCAATCCACAACCGCAGAACCACCCGTATTTTACTTTAACGAACAGAGAGCAAATCCCTTTGTGATGAACCCCGAAGATTACTATTTAAGCATACTTCGCTTTACTGTTGAAACGGGAACTCTCCCTGTATTTATTCCCTCCATTCAACCCAACCAAGCAGATAGAGATTTAACTATCTATTCTCTTACGATGGAATGGACTGACCCCGCAACATCAACAACTTATACATCAGGCGAAAACTTCGTCCAATACACTCCCCAAGATGCTTCTGCTCCTCTTCCTCCTCCTCCCAGTCAAACCGCAAATAAGATACAGAATATAGCAACTGGGTATTATAATGTTTATAACTACTCGGTAATCCCTCTGCTAATTAACAGAACTCTTCAAGATGCTTACGCTGCTCTTACTACTGCTGTGGGTGGTGCTGCTACTCTACCTTCTCCTTTTGCTCCTGTAATGACTTGGGACAGCACTTCTAACTCTGCCGTGTTGTATTTTGATACAGATGGATACTACCAATATTTCGCTGCTGGTTCGTATCCCGTTCCTCCTACGGGTTATTCCCCAATCAAGTTATATTTTAATGCTCCTCTTTACGGACTTTTCCCTTCCTTTCCTACAAAGTATTTAGGATACGGGGCTGCCCTGAACGGAAAGAACTTCCTTTTTGAACCTTTTAATATAGGAGGTTTAGACCAAATGACGATTACACCCAATCCTTCTCCACCTGCTCCACTTCCTTCTTCTTGGACTTCCGTAGCAGTATATCAGGAATATTCTACAATTGCTAATTTCTCTCCTATTGTAGGTTTAGTCTTTACTTCCAATACTCTCCCCATTCAACCAAATCAAGTATCTACTCCCCTTGTTTATAACAACTCACAGGAATTAGTTTTAGGAGGAAGTAATAGTGATTTCGCCAATATCATTACAGATTTAGTGAGTGATACGGGACAATATAAACCGAACTTGGTTTATAATCCCACAAGTGAATATCGCCTAATCACCCTCTACGGAAATAGACCTTTAAGCAATATTGATATTCAGGTATTTTGGAGAGATAAGTTCGGCAAATTAAATCCTTTTAGGTTGGCGAGTGGCGAGGCAATTACCATTAAGGTTGCTTTCTTGAAGAAAGGGTCATATAAGCAAATGGTTTAGTTTAGCAATTTAGACGCTTTATAATATATTTTTTATCTGCCTGTATATTATAAAGATGAGCGACTTCAAAACTGTCCTTGTGCGTGATAGTGTGATTGGTGATATTACCAGCGACCTTGACTTTGCCGTCAAGTCAGGTGCTTCCCAAACCACATACCAGCGTTTTCCCTCTACCTCTGCTTCCAATTCCTCCCTAATCTTCTCGGTTCAAGTTCCAAGCGAGAATGTAGTTATTGGTCGTGATGTTCTTCTTACATCAGGAATTAGTTTTACTCTTAACGCTACTGGCGTTCCTAATGGTGATTTAGTATTAAACTACGGAAGTGATACTGCTCTTCAAGCATTCCCTCTTGCTTCCCTAATGACTACCGCCACCGCCCAAATTAACAACACCGCCGTTTCGGTCAATCTTCAAGATGTTCTACCTCAATTGCTTCGTCTTAACAACTCTCGTGAGTTATACAGATTTAACAGCACAACCCCCAGTCTTCCCGACCAAGCATACGCCCGATATGCTGATGGTGTAGGTGCTAATAACAACGGACTTGCTGGATATGCTAATGCTTCCTACGATATAGACCAAGTTCCTCGTGGTTCTCACCCAGTAGCATTTAACATTACCCACAACATCGCTGCTGGTGGAACTGATAGTTCTCTTGTATCTACCGACGCTGCCGATACTTGGGTTATTGAAATCAGCACCGTTGTTGCTGAACCTCTTTTCCTTTCTCCCTTCATTTTCGGCGACCCTGAATACAATCAGCAAGGTCTTTTAGGAGTAAATAATATGACTTTTACTTTCAATATGGACGCTACTTGTAAGAGATTGCTTTCCACCACATCTCCTTACATCACAAGCATTAGTTTAGGAACTGCCGCCAACCCTAATGGTTTCACTTCCACAACTGCTATTGCTGGTGTTCTTAACCAACCTGCTTCTCCTGCTCTCCTATTGAAGTTCCTTTCTACTCAACCAAGCGACTTGATTGAAACCAAGAATGTTGTTCCTTATATGGATTTCCCAAGATACTTGACTTCTTCTGCTAATACAACCGCAGTAGCCGCCCAAGCATCAGCAACACTTACATCAAGCAATCTTCAAATCAATCAAATCCCCGACCTTTTCATCATTAATGTAAGAAAACCTATGAGTAGTATGACTATCAACGACCCTAATGCTTTCTTCCAAGTGAATAACATTAGTATCAACTTGAATAACCAGTCAGGTCTTCTTTCTTCTGCTTCTGCTTACGACTTGTGGCGACTTTCTGTTAAGAATGGTTCTACCCAATCTTGGCGTGAGTTTAGCGGTGTTGCTTCCCAAGCGGTCGCTGCTGGTTCTGCTACAAATGTTAATACAACTGGTTCTCTCTTGGTAATCAACCCTGCTTACGATTTATCATTACCCGATTATATTACTTGCGGTTCTCTTGGAAACTATAACTTCCAGTTCCAAATTGGAGCAACCAATACATTAGAGGCAAGTGGAGGTGCTGCTATTACTCCTGAAATCTGTGTTATTGCCGTCAATAGCGGTATAATGACTACTCAACAGGGCGTATCTGCTATTTATACTGGTATTCTTACAAAGGAAATGGTGCTTTCCGCCAAATCCAAGCAACAGGCATCAGCGATGAAGTCTGCCGAGATTTCCCGTATGGTTGGTGGAAGTATGCTTAATATGCCTCTTCACGGCATCGTCAAACGCTTTTGTGAAAAGCGTGGTGGTGTGATGAGCGGTGGTGTCCCAAGTGGAGGTGTTTCCAGCGGTGGAAAACTTGCCGATAGATTGTGTTAAGTGATTAGTGTAAGGTGTATAGTGTAGGGTCTTATTTAGGAGGTCTTGAACTATTGTGAGAGGTAGTCCATCTTTTTTCCAATCTAAAATATATTGACCCTACACCCTACACCCTACACTCGTTCATATTCCATATTATTTAGAGTTTTAGATAGACATATTAATTATTTAATATGCCTCTCAATTAAAAATGCTGGTATATATTATAAAGATGCCCCAAGCGAACATCACATACGACACTCCTTACAACAAGGATTTAGTATCTCGTTTAAGAGATATGGATAAACAGCGTTGGACGCACAATTACGATGCGTATCACCCTTCCCCGATGGGATACAGAAATGCCGATGCCTTTCATTCCCCAAAAGACCAAATCGTAGGCGGAGTTAGACCTGAAAAGTTCGTATTAAGCGGAAACTCTCCATCTTACCCTCCTGTTAGTATGAACGCTGGTTTAGCAGTTCATTCAGGCGGAGCAAGAGGATATGCTGGAATGGACGGAGCAGTTGGCGGAAAGTTCTCTTTTAGTGATTTAACCAAAGGAGCAAAAGACGCTCTTGATATAGCGAAGACTGGAAAAGAAGCATACGACCTTTACAAATCCGTAAGCGGAGGCGTTTCAAGCGGAGGCGTTTCAAGCGGAGGTAATATTTTCAAGGATATTAGCAAGGGTGCTAAATCTGCTCTTGATGTCGCCAAAACTGGAAAAGAAGCATACGATATATATAAAGC